TGTCGTTGATCCTGATATATCTTGATACCTGGGTTGCTTCCAGCTTATACTCCGCCCAGGCAAATTCGTTGACATTGCTGTATCCTGAATTTTTCAGGATGTCGGTATCCCTTCCCTGCTTCAGCAGATATCCTGTCAGCACAAAATCTTCTACTGTCCGGTTCAGTACCGTGTTGACCGCCTGTTTATATTCCTCATAACTCTGATATTCCACCATCTGCTCCATTTATACTGCCTCCTGTATCTCTTCTGCTTCCAGAAAATCCTCTGCTAATCCCTGAAGGACTCTTGTATTGTTCTTTGCTTTCAGTTCTTCAATATTTGCTTCTCTCTTGATTTTGCTGATCTTGGCCAGCTTTTTATCTTCCTCTGTCAGACGCTTACGGATCACCTTCTGCCACTCTTTCAGGAACTCCCGGATCTGTTCAATTCCCGGCTCTTCATCCAAATAGCTCCGGTGTTGCCGGATGGTTCCTCCCGGTTCAACTTCAATCGTGTAGAACGGGATTCCCGGTGCTTCTTTTCTTCGTAAAAAGCAGATGTATGTCTCTCTGCTCTCGATCCGGTCAAAATAACGTTCACTGCTGCCGGCACAATGATGTAAGGCACGTCCTTCTTTTACAATATCGATCAGGGTATCCGGTACTAGGATCTTATATTCCTCATTCTCGTACTCGTAGCGGCTCTTGATTTCTTTCAGGATTCCTTCTGCCTTTGGGAACTTCTGCCGCATTTCCTCCGCATATTTTTCTTTCGCTTCTGTATTCGTATCCAGCTCCCTTAATATCTTCATCTGCTGCCTGTCCACCACAACTTCATCATGCCGACGCTTCAGTTCCCGTGGTCTGTAGACCATTTCATCTTTCATATTTTTACTGCACGCTTCGCACATATTGATGTAATCCTTATATTCTTCCAATACTTCTTTCGGTTTTTTTCCTGAATACTGCTCTGCCTGCTGCCGGATGATATAATTCATGATCTGCTGAGGACTCATGTACTCTTCCAACTCCCGGATATCTTCTGGCCGGATTCTGTTCGCCGTCATCCACTGGACGGTCTCTCTTGAGATTTTCTTTCCAGTCTCATCTGAGTACTGCATCCAACGCACCATGTCATTTCCACCCTGTTCGTCCCGGATCCGGTTGATCTTCTGCCGATCACGGATCAGGAACATCTCTTCGATGCTATCTGCTCTTAGATCCAATGGTCCGTAGTATACTTGTGGATATGCCGGATACTCCGTGCGTTCCACAGTATCTTTCAACAGACTCCAAAACCGCCCCTTACTCAGATATTCTATTTTTTCGGCATATTCTTTCATCTGTCCTGCTCCTGCCATGAGCCGGTTATAATTCAGTTCCTGCCCCTGTGCGGACAGGAACTCCAGCACCTTTGATGCTTCACTGTAGCTTGTTCCCTCTAAGATTTTGTCAAATTCTCCCGGATACAGATACCCCTGCCTTGCCCGGAGATTCTTTCGGTTCCCTTCTGTCCATCCTTCCAGATAGTCTTCATAGTAGATCTTATAGGTTCTTTTCAGCCTTCTGTCAGAGTAGGCTTTATAAAGCAGGGTTCTGATTTCGTCTCCCAGTTCCACATAGTGTCTTCCGTTATCCCACCCGACTTTTGCTTCTATGATCCTGAGTACACTTGTATCTTCATTTACCGGCTGGATCAGATAGCAGCTTTTATATTTTTGCTCCATATGAGCCGTTCTTGTCTTTGCCTGGATCAGCTTTCTACAGGCAGGACAGATCACCACGTCATTGTGCCGGATTCTTTCTCCACCATCCTGTCTCTTGATTTCAGATGCTTCGCTGCTCTCTCCGCAGTTCGTGCAGACAAACGTTTGTGTCCCTTTTTTACGGAACATATAGTCCTCTCCTGCTGACTTTTCAAAAAACCACTCTCTCAGATCTCCCGGTCTGTCCGGCACTTTTCTCATAAGCTCCATAAGCCTTGCTTTTTTGTTCATTTCTGTATTCTCCCTGATTTCCCGGTTATACCTGTATTCCATTGCCTTGATCCTCTCCCACGGACTGTCTTTCCAGGATCTGTCTGTAATCAATTCTTTCATTCTGTCAGCATCTTTTTTCTGCAGTTTTGGATAGTTTTCGTAAGATCTCCACTCCCAGTCTCTCCAGTCCTCATTCAGTGCGTTCAGAATGCCTCCTTTTCTCCAGCCATGCTGCTCGATCCAGTACTCATGTTCTCCCGTCTCGTAGTTGATGCAGTACCGGACCAGCAGGTCTTTTGCCTGGTAAATGTTCAGGATCAGGATTTTTCCCAACTCCTGCAGTGTGGCTGTGAGTCCTTTTCCTGTTGCTCTTTTCGGTGCAAGCCGCTCTATCGCTTTCCTTTTCATGGCTACACCTCCACCCATTCCCGTTCCGGGGTCAGCGTATATTTCTGGAATGCTTTTATTTTACTTCCATCTATGACCTTCAGACCTGCTGCCACCGGTCTTCCCTTTTCATCCTCTACGATCATGCCGATTCTTGTTCCTAGGTCTCCCCACACTTCCGGGTAGATTCCCCTTGCTATGGCTATCTTGTCCTGCCCTGCTGCTTGTGCCTGATCCTTTTTTACACAGACACCACCATGAACAGCTACCCATTCTCGCTTCGGATGCACGATCATGTACTCCATTGCTGCCTTTGCGATCTCCGTAAGATTCAGCTCTGCCACCAAGGTAAGTTCTGTTGATACAACCATGGAACACTGATTCTCCTCATCTATGCTTCCTCCGGCTTCGCACTGGAAGAATCTGTTTTTTCCATTGATCGGATACCACTGCAGGCAGTCCAGAATATACTCTGCCGCATGGAATCCTGTAGATCTTGTCTTGCTTTTTTCTTCCCTGTATGTCTTTCCCACTTCGTATTGGAATGTCCCTTTTCCACAGGTTGCCTGCATTTTTTCGTTAAATCCCTTGTATACGATCATTTTTTCTCACCCAGGTAATACCTCCTCACGATCTTGCGGATCTGTGCCTTTCCCTGGATTCCCAGATAGACTGGTGGTCTCAGCCCTGCTGCCTTTACGATCCGGTCATCCAGCCGGTTCTTCATTGCAAAGGATTCCTCCAGGATCTCTCCCATGCAGTCTTTCAGGCTCTTCCCTTTTCTTCTGACTGCCAGTGCCACCTCTCCGTCTTCCATACACATCTGAACGATGAATCCTTTCCAGTCATCCAGCAGTCCTGTCAGCTGCAGATCTTTGGCTTCCACTTCCAGTTTTCCCACCGCGGCAAGAGCTGGTACTGTCAATTCGTCGATTGCACCGGTGCAAAAGTCTTCTGCATCCTCTGGATCAATTCCGTTCTCCTCTGCTATTACTCTGACTGCATCCATATCTCCCTCTTCCAGCTGTGCCTTGGCCGCACGGTTGATCTCTTCCCAGGAGTCAAATTCTCCAAATTTATCCCACATCTTCTCTTTCTCCTTTCATCATCTCTTGCAAAATCCCTGAATATTCATGGGCTTTTGACCAGGCAAATTCTATCCTGTGACTAAATTTCCCTGATTTTTCTAAATACAGCTCCCACAGGTCTTTATTTTGTACTTCTTTTCCCTGCGTACGTCTCCACTCCGCTCTTTTCCATTTTTCCGGGTTTCCTGCTTCCACCATATTTTTCACATAGGAATTGCCCATATGAAAGGTAATGTGGCAGGCTTCTGTAAACTTCTCCAGTGCCTGGATCATGGCCAGCAGGATGCTCCGGTTAAAGGTGGTATCCGGTTCTTCACCTTTGACGAACCGGTCTTCCGATTCCCCGGTTGATTTAGTAAATACTAAAGCTGCAGCATATTTTCCATCCTTCACCACCGGACCTTTGATCGTGGTCTCTATGTAAATTTCTACTTTCTTCACTTCAAGCCCTCCTGTTCAGCCGGATCAGCGTATACCGCCTGTATCTGAATCCCGTGGCCGGGTTGATCCCCTCATGGCTCTTCGCCACATAGTACCCTTTCGGCACATGAATTTTCCTCGGCCATCTTGCCATCTGTTTCTTTTTCGGTGGCTTTAACGGCATATTCTTGGAAGTACTGTAGCTGGACTCACTGAGCCGTGGCTTCTCCCTGCTGCCATCTTCTTTCTTTTCTCCCACTTTTTCACTTTTCGTGATATAGGATGCAAGCTGTGAGCAGTCTTCCTCGTAATATTTGCTCTTTTCAAGCTGCTCTGCGTAAATTCCACCATGTGGCCAGCATTCCTCCACCCACCGGATTGTATCCCGGCATCCGGTGATGATCAGATGGACGTGCCATGCCCCTTTTGTTCCCCGTTCAATATTCCTAATCCACCTCAGTTCGATCTCCTCTTTTTTGTATCTCCTTCGGAGCTTGTCCATTAACTTTGAAAAATCTTTCTTCGCCTGATCCATATCCGGTGGTCTTGCGTCCACCCTGTACGTCAGGGTCAGGAAGTAGTCTTTTTTGCCGAAATACTCAAGCAGACGGTGACGTGCCGTCTCTGCTTTATTCATTGCATTCACGATTGCCATCTGCTCCTGGGTCGGTTTTCTCTTTTTTTCCCTCGGTAATCCTTTTGCACCATATCTTCCGTCATGGTACTCTTTTACCTCTTTCACATCCCCGTCCCGGAATGTATGTATCACTCTTCTCGTAGCCATCTGTATCCCTCTAACTTTAATATCTTTATCGAGTATGAAAACGGAAAAAAATCCCCGTATTTCTTGACTTTCTGCCCCACAGATGCTATCATATATATGACTTTAATATCTGTGAGACATAAGTCTTGCGTCTAACACTTCCGTATCCCCGGAAGTGTTATTTTTTTCTTCTTTTTTCGTAGATCCTTGTCCCAATATGAATCAGGTATGCTGCCACTGCTATACACGTTCCTGTGATCAACTCACCTTTTATGACCGAGATATCCTGCATCAGGACTTCCGTGGTGCCGATCTTGGCACACATCACGATTAAGTCTACAATAATGATCCCTTCCAATGCTCCCCGGAGCAGTCTCAGATTCCCTTTTATGCGACTATCACGTATTCTTTCCCTTTTTCTTCTGCCAGCCTCTCTGCTGTAGCCTTCGCTTCTGCGTAAGTCCCACGTTTGCAGGCCATTTCTCCGCTCTTCCATCTTATGATCCATATATGTTCTTCCTCTCTTCTCCCGATTCTCTGACTCATATCTCTAATAATCCATTTCCATTAATGCCGCCATGATTTTCTTTTCATCTTTCGCTTCCATCTCCTCTATAATATGCAGATATACCCTTTGCGTAATATCTGTAGTGGCATGTCCCAGTCTCTTTGATATACTTTGTGTTGACACACCTTTATACATCAAAATTGATGCATGGGTATGTCGCAGACAATGCATGGTAATTTCCGGGACTTGTGCCTGCCGGCATCGTCTCCGCAGATGATCATTTATTGTGGACGCATAAAATTTCTTTTTAAAGTCAAATACTCTCCCCAGCGGATCTTTTCCCTCCAGCAATGTCTTAAATTGCATGGCTGTCTTCCAGTCCATTTTGATTGTCCGCATGGAACTCCTGTTTTTTGTCTGTGCAAAGTCCTGAGTGTATTTGTAGTCAAATGACTTGTTGACCGTTACTGTCATGTTTATAAAATTGAAATCTTCCACTGTTAATCCGAGAATTTCTTCCAGCCTCATCCCGGTCTTTAAAGCAAACAGTATCATCCAGTCATAGCTTATCTCATCACTCTTTAGTTCTAAGGCATCGATCAATTTTTCAACCTCCGCTTCCGAAAGATACTTTCTTTTTTTCGGTCTCGGTTTTTTCCCTTTGATCGTCACTTTTCTTGTTGGATTTTTTGCTATGAGATCATCATCTACGGCATCCAATATTGCTGCCTTTATCATGTGGTGAAAATCTGTCACAGTCGCTTTTTCATGCACTTTGGCATATTCGTTTAATATCCTCTGGTACTCTCTTCTGTCCAAATCGTCAAGTAACAGATCCGGAACAATCTTTCTTACCCATGTAGCTGTATTGTGCCATTTCATGAGAGTAACATCTCTTACGGTACCTTCTTTGTACTGTCTTACCCACTCATCGAAGTAATCACAGAACCGTTCCTCCGTTTTTTTCTCCATCTTTCCTTACCTCTCTATATCATCATCCCTTTTTGAGCCGGTGTATACATTACCCGCTCTTTCGGGTATCTCCTGCTGTCAAATGGCTCTATTAGCGTGTCGCCCTGTACCACCGTTGCTTTGATCCCCAGCAGGCTTAGCTGCACATACGTCATATACACACCTTTCCAGTCAAGATCCTGTGCTACTACTCTCATGCATCTTTGTGGGTTCACTCCACGCTGAAGCAGTATCTTCGCTACAGCTATGATCATGCCGCCTGCTCCTGTAGATGGTTCGTGAATAACCATTGGTTTTTCTTCACTTACTTCCTTCGGAATGGATGTGGCTGCCGTCAGCAGTGATACATGGAACGGGGTAAAAAACTGCCCGGTACTCTTCGCACCCAAGTTTTCTGCCATAAACACGGCTCCCAGCACATCCTGTATCTCCTGATCCAGTGCTTCGATCAGCATTTCACTTAGCTCACTGAACTCTCCCATAGTCTTACTGCCATACTTTCTTGCGATATCCATATACTGGTCTTCCCTTTCCTGCCAGATTTTCCCATGGATCATATCCGTGGAATTGCTGATGGATATCGCAAGTGCTTTCACCCAGTCCGAAAAAATATCATATCCTGCATAAGTCCCGGACATAGACTCTATCTTCTGTGCTATCTTTTCTATCATTTTTCCATTGCATCCTTCATAAAGCGTTCTACAGCGGCATCCCACTCTTCCATCAGCCTGATCTCCATCTTCGGCCGGAACAGATCCGGATCTGTCATGATCTCGATCAGCTTTGCGGTCTGCTGTGCTGTAAAATCGTATTTCTCTGCACGTACTGTCCTGATTACCGACTGCCTGTAAAGTTTTTCACGGGTTTCCCTGTCTTCCACTTCCCGTACTTTCTGCATAATGTACCGGTGCATCCTTACTACAAAGGATGCAAACTCTTCATTGCTCATTTTTTTCATATAAATATCCTGTCTCTTCATAATTTCTCGATTGCAGCACCTGACGGTTAACCCGATCCGCAAATGCTTCCTTATCTTTCAAGTCCTTTATTTCTATTTTTTCTCCATCAATTACCACTAAGCTCTTTACCGTCATTGCATCACCTCCGGTGCTTTGGTTTAGTTTATGTGTTGTGGTTTGTACTTGTTGCGATTTTTTGATATAATCTTCCTATCAAATAATGAAAGGAATACTTTTAATGAATACCGAAATCTCTGCACTTAATTTAGATCCAAATAATACAAACGATAAATCTCTTAAATTTCAGGTTCAACTGCCAAACAAATGCCCCCTCTGCTCCACAGCATATTCTTCAAAGCCTGTTTCTTCATGGTTTTTTAAGAATGATCTTGGAGTTGTAGATTTATACGCTATTTTTTTCTGTCCGTCATGTGAAGATGTGTTTTTTGTTACCTACAACGTCAATGATTATTGGTCAAATGATTGTAGATATATTATCAATCAGTACCCTGCTCCCACTGCACTCACAAATCTATCCAACAGCATTTGCAAGCTCTCTCCCAAATTTGTTGAAATCTTCCACCAAGCAGAAAAAGCAGAAAATTTTGAATTAACAGAACTTTGCGGCATTGGATATAGAAAAGCCTTGGAATTTCTCGTAAAAGACTACGCTATCTCTATCCATCCAGAGCATAAAAGTCAAATAGAATCTTCTCAGCTTGCCAGGTGCATAGCTGATTTTATCGATAACGAAAAAATTAAAACTCTTGCTAAAGCATCCGCTTGGCTTGGAAACGATGAGACTCATTACATACGCAAGCATCAAAACCACAATATTCAAGATCTAAAACGTTTTATTAAAGCAACTGTTGCTTATATTGATTCTGAGTTCAGCTTTACCGAAGCTTTTGAATTTCTGAATAATTCTCAACAATAGATTTCAGCCGATTTGATTCCCATATAATCTGATCTGAAATAAATTGAGCATCACTGTCTTTTTCTGCGAGAAAATTGCCTTCCATATCCCAGTACTGAGTTATCTCACGTACTGGGTCTCCTGCTATTCCAAGACCTCTCTTTGCTTTTACTTCAATCACACCGATTATCTTTACGCTTTTTGGTCCATTCAATCTTTCCACTCTCTTCTCACCCAACCTTTTTCTCTGAATCGTTTTTCTCCTGTTCCTCTTTCTTACTACTCATTGCCGCTGCTGTCGCTATGGTTCCTTCAAGGTATCCCCTTTCTCTTTCACTCATTGCCGGAAGCTTGTCGGCCAGTGTCTGGATAATCTGTTTTTCTTTCTCTGACATTTTGTTCTCCTTTCTTCTGTTTGTTGGTATATGTCAATTATATGTTGGCAAATCGCTTTTGTCAACTATATTTTTGCGATTATCCAACATTTTGCAATTTACCAACATTTTATATTGCTTTTCTTCTCTTATTGATGTATAATTTGAATTAAGAAAAGAGGTGAGAAAATGTACAAACGCCTAAAAAAAATAAGAAAAGAATTAGATATGACTCAGCAGGAGTTCGCTGACGGAATCGGTATTGCAAGAGGTAATATTAGTGCCTATGAAGTTGGAAAGAATGCTCCAAGTGATGCAGTAATTTCTCTTATATGTACAAAATATAACGTCAATGAAAAATGGCTTCGAACGGGAGAAGGAGAGATGTTTATTGAACTATCTCGTTCTGACGAGATTGCTCAATTTGTCGGTCAGCTCATGACTGAGGAAGATGATTCTTTTAAGAAAAGGCTTGTATCAGGACTTGCGGCACTGGACGATAATGGATGGAAGGTGTTGGAGAGTTTCCTCGATTCCATCCAAATAAAAAAGGACTGATTATCTCAGTCCCATGATTCCACGAATGAAAAAATATACATTTTTTAATCGTGTGTCGTCCAATTCGTCAAGCATTTTTATTATGAGTTTTTTATAATTCATTATGGATCCCTCCGTTCCCAGCAAGAACACTCTTCGAAATTCCTTGATTTCATCATACGACATTTGTATTTAGAAATCAATGCTTTATCGAACATTCGTTCTTTTTCGCTTAGGAACTTTTGGGATTGCTATTATTAGGAAGACCTGCTCCAATATTTATACTTATTATCCCCTAGCTATTAGCTGTAGCTTGGCCACTTCTATTTTTTACTAAAGAAAGCGAGGTAATCGTATGGAATTCAACGAAACCATCAAACAATTTTCAGAAAGGATTACAGTTCTAAAAGATAACGTATCAACGGAAGAATCAACCAAAATGTCACTTGTAGTTCCACTTTTCCAGATTCTCGGATACGATGTATTTAATCCTTCCGAATTTTGTCCTGAATATGTAGCAGATGTCGGAATTAAGAAAGGCGAAAAAGTAGACTATGCGATTCTTGACAACGGACAGCCAACCATTTTAATAGAATGTAAAAGTTGTTCAGAACAACTCGATAAACATTCTTCTCAATTGTTTAGATACTTTGGTGTATCTCCTGCAAAATTTGGAATTCTTACTAATGGTATTATATATCGTTTTTTCACTGACCTCGAAGAATCAAATAAAATGGATCTTGTCCCATTTCTTGAAATTAATATGCTCAATTTAAAAGATTCTTCAATAAATGAATTAAAAAAATTTGCCAAAGAGAACTTTGATAAAGAAAAAATTTTTAGTACTGCAGAAGAACTTAAATACAGTAGTTTAATTAAAGGATTACTTTCACGCGAATATGAAACTCCTTCTGAAAATTTCATTCGGTTTATACTTTCAGATATTTATGAAGGACAAAAAAATCAGAAAATTATAGAAAAGTTTACGCCAGTCGTAAAAAGAGCTTTTTCTTCATTTGTAAATGAAATAGTAAATAATAAAATTTCATCAGCTTTAGTTGATGAATCAGATTCAATAGATGAAGCTGAAGCAATAGAAGAGGCTCCGGTATCAAAAATTGTTACTACCGAAGAGGAAATTGAAGGTTTTTATATAATACGAGGACTTCTCGCTGGAACTGTACCAGTTGAAGATATTGTCCATCGAGATACTGAGAGTTATTTTGGTATTCTTTATAAAAACAATAATCGAAAACCTATTTGTAGGCTTAATCTTGATACCAAAAATAAACAACTTTTAATTCCTGATGAAAACAAGAAATTTGAAAGAATTTATATCGAATCTCTAAACGATATTTATAAATACCAAAACCAATTAATAGATGTTGCAAAACGTTATCTTTAAAATAAAAACCGCCCCTTCGCCAAAAGGGACGGCTCCGGAAGAAACACTCGCCAATGTGCTTCTTGGGTAACTCCGAAGAGATACTACTCAACCAAGGAATATTGTATCATCTTCGGTCAGTCAGTGCAAGTGGAACGCACGTTCCTCGCTGGCTGTTATTTTTATACTTATTTTCACATAAAATAAAGAAGGTGATGTAACATGGAAACTAAATATGGATACGGTTATGTCCGGGTGTCCACAGATAAGCAGGAAGAACTTTCCCCCGACTCTCAGGCAAAACTACTGAAAGACTTCGCCCACAAGAATGGGATCATCATTTCAAAGATTTTCTATGAACTGGGTGTATCCGGTCGGAAAGCTGAAAAGCGTCCTGAGTTTCAGAAAATGATCGCAATGGCAAAATCATCCGATCATCCTGTAGATGCAATCCTTGTATGGAAGTTCAGTCGGTTTGCCCGGAATCAGGAAGAAAGTATCGTTTACAAGTCACTGCTCAAAAAGAAGCATAATGTGGATGTAATCAGTGTATCTGAGCCGTTGGTAGACGGTCCTTTCGGCAGTCTGATTGAGAGGATCATTGAATGGATGGACGAATATTACTCCGTCCGGCTCTCCGGGGAAGTGACCCGTGGCATGACGGAAAAGGCGAAGCGTGGTGGATACCAGGCACGTCCACCGCTTGGATACCGGATTGCGGAACGTGGAAAACCACCCGTGATCGTAGAGGAAGAAGCCGAAATCATTCGGATCATCTTTCAGAAGTACGCACTGGAAGGAATGGGAATGTTTGACATCGCCCGATACCTCAACCTGTGCGGATTTAAGACTTCCCATGGAAAAGAATTTGAGCGGAGATCTGTCGAATACATACTGGAGAATCCTACATACTGTGGCATGATCCGGTGGAACAGGACTGTGAATGAGACGAATGAGATCCGTCCTAAAGATGAATGGATCATTGCAGATGGTCAGCAGCCGGCTATTATCTCAAAAGAACTCTTTGACAGAGCTGCTGCCCGCCGTAATATGGAATACAAGCCAAGAGGAAGCCGTCCATCCTCTACATACAGACACTGGCTTTCAGGTTTGGTGAAATGCCCTGTATGCGGCAGAACCATGATCGCTAAAAAAATAGTAAACGGCAAGCGTACTTATTGTTACTTTGTATGCTATGGATACTCAAAAGGGAAATGCCTTGCAAAGAACTCCATCAGCTCACTGAAGCTTGCACCTGCAATATTGCAGTCCTTAAAAGATGTGCTGAATAATCAGCAGCTTTCTTTTCGATATATTCAGCCAGAGCCGGAAACTGCTCCCGACTTGTCAGACATACTGTTGGATCAGCTGAAGCGAATTGACGAGAAACTGGATCGAATCAAAGAAGCCTACCGGAATGGTGTGGACACACTGGAAGAATACAAAGAAAATAAAGCACTTGTTCAGAATGAAAAGCAGCTTCTTGAAAAGCAGCTCGCAGAACTTCCTGCACAGGATAGTGAATCTGATCAGGCTGAATCTGCTCTGTTAGACCGTGTCAAAAATGTTTATGAAATTGTAAATTCTGAGTCTGTCGATGATGTGACAAAGAATGAAATTCTGAAGAGCATTATCGAAAAAATTGTATACAACAAAGAAAAGGACACCCTTGAAGTGTATTACTACTACAAGCCGCAAACCCAGTAAATACAAGGGGTTGCGGGTATTTGTAGGTTCTTGCAAAAAGGTCAACCAGTTCGGGCAGCTCACTCTCCGCCCATCACAATACTGCGTCAGGATCGGCTGCCGCACATTGGGTCTTGAAAGATAATCAGCAAACAGTTCATCCACAATCACAGAAATCGAATCAAAAATATTTCTCTCAGGAATCCACTTATGGTCAAAGGCAGTGGAGGAAGTGATCGTGAAATCATACCCTTTATTTCTGTACCACTCCGTATAAACCCGGTTCAGAGTAAACGACATGATTGCCAGTACATTCGCCCGGATCGTATTTTCCGGCCAGGTCGCATAAATCTCACTGGATGCAACATTCTTGATATAATCTTTATATTTAACATAATAATTGGTTGCGGTTGAATCTCTTGGTGAACCATCATGTACCACAATATACTCCGGCACAACCACACGGCTTAAAACAATCTCCCCCGTCTCTGTCACCGGCTTGATCTCTGCCTCTGCGATCTTCGGGGGATAGTCTCCATATAAAGTATGAGCGGGGATAACGAATACTTGATCCTCTTCCCCGCTCACATCTGCTGGTTTCATCTGTATGTTCTGTATTGCCTTTACATTTGCAAGAATCTCCGTTCCTGCAATATTGACCGGTTCAAATCCCGGTGCTTTGATACTCAGCGTATATTCCGAATATGGCTGTCTGTCTTCTTCTATATCCAGACTCCACTCCTCCGGTGGTGCTGCAAGTTCGATTGTCTCCGTCTGTCCTGATGAATCTGTCTGTATCTTTTCCAGCGTACTTTCCGGTACTCCGGTATACGAAATAGAAATTTCCGCCCGTTCCACCGGAAATGCATTCACCGAGGAAGTAACATTGATCTGAAGCGTTCCTCTGTCAACTGCTTCTGTCTGCATGGCACGTAACTGGCTCATGATCTACTCCATGAAATCTATCATCATCTCTATTATATAAACCGGCTTTTCATGATATTCCTGCTAATTTCATAATACCATTCACACCAGTTTCATATTGGTATTTACACGAATTTCATAAGCCACTTTACACCAGCTTCATAATATCATTAAACATCACCACAACCATCAGAACCATCAGAAGTGCAAACCCCGCAAAATGCACCATGCCTTCTTTATCCGGTGATACCCGCTTTCCACGAATTGCCTCAATGATCAGAAATACCAGTCTTCCTCCATCCAGTGTCGGTAGCGGCAGAAGATTCATCACACCGAGGTTTGCCGTGATCAGAATCCCGATATTCATCAGATTCAGGATGATCACTGATAACCCGGCCGGTGCTGCCTCCTGATAAACGCCGTCTACTGCACTGACGATTCCCACCGGACCTGACAGGTCTTTCATTCCGACTCTTCCCGTCACAAGCATCCGAAGACTGTCTACTGTATAATCGATCCAGTATTTGACGGTATAAGCACCATATTTCAGGGTTCCGAAAAATCCGGGACGCT